AACATCAGAACCCTGCAATGCTTCCGGTATTTCTTCTATAGGACCAAACCCGCCATTTTCCAGCATGATATTGAACGCGCTTTCGACCATTGGCCCGGTGTAGTCAGACTCAAGCCTGCCAAACACTGCGCCAATTTCACGCACGAATTCTTCACGACGCTGAATGACTTCAGTTGCCGTCATCTGCGGGCCTTGTACCGGCAAATTTAATACGTTGCGATAAAACATTGCGAAAATTTGTTCGCGAGCCATGTTCTGCGCATCCAGCCCCCACGGGATTTGCGCGTTGCTTTCCATTTGCTGGAACGGCCGCGACATACCTAAATTGCGAATAGCACGCGCGTCGTAATAGCTGACGCCACCCGGACGCAACTGCGGCGCGTTTACCATCGAGTCAGACGGCAATAGCCATGGCGGGTCAACTGCACGATGCAAGCCGCGCAGCATTGTCTTGCCCATCTGCTGTAACGTCAGGGTGTCCGGCAACGCCAAAACACCAGGGCCGCGTCCGTAAATTTCGCCGCTGCGCGTATCCCAACGTGGAAAAAAGAACGGCATCTGCTTAAAGCCGCCGGTCTGCACAATATGCTTGGACGTGACGTCGACCACGACCGAATAAAACGGCATGTTTTCCTGGTTTTTATACGCTGGATTGCGCTCGTGGCGCGGGCCAGTCTTCCATATGAACTCGTGTTTTTCTTGGCCGCGCCCACGGTTATCCTCAACCTTCCGCAGCAACTGCTGCATTTCCTTCCCAAGATTCTCTTCACCAAATCGGCCAGCCGCCTGTTTGACGGTCAACTTTTCAATGATGTAGTAACACTCAGGCTGGTTCAGGCTGTCGACCTCGACATACACGTTAGCCATATGAAACGCGCGAAACATGAGACCGCTCATATCAGGACGCACGCCAACATACCCGGCACCACTGCCAAACGTAACAATGTCCCCGTCTATCTCTCCGGTTGCCTCAATAAAGCGCGCTTTCGGGTTGTACAGCGCCTTCCACAGCCGCTCTTCACACATCGACAACCATGACTTAACTTCGCCGTCGTCCATCATGTCTTCGTCTTCTGGCACGATGTCGAACCACTTGCCGGGTGCTGCGCTTTTTGGGCGCATCATGGCGCCCAGTGCGTTAACCAAACCACGCTGGGCAATCATTGGCGTGGTGTCAAACACCTTCTGCATGCGTCGCTTGCTACGGTTTAACGATCCACGTGTGAACCCCATGCGCTCAGGCGCCAGCACTTCGCTGACCTCTTGCCACAATTCGTTCAATTGCGCGCGATCGCCACGCAGCGAATTTAGCGACTCAATAATTGCACTAGCGTCGTATTTCATTAGGCTTGCATGCCTCTAGCCATGCTCCTTCCGCCACCAAGTAGCTTTGGGCGCATTGTGTCTGGGTCAGATTCCACGTCACCGCTTGTCAAATTGGTAGCCAACAAACCCATACGCCTCTGTCTGGCAATACGCTCGTCGTCAGCCGCCTTTGCAATTGCGGGGTCTTCAGGGGTTGGTAACGGCTCTTGCTTTGCAACCTTTGGGGTTTTAGCGCCACCAAAAAGCGCAGAAACACCCGGCAACAACTGTCCGTCATGACAACTGGCTGCATATACAGCCTTTACAAACCTAATCAACTTCACTCTCCTTTGCGCTTTTAGCGCTTACGCACGGCACCGCACCGTTAGCTCGCAGACGCATATACAGCTGCCACGGCGTAAATGCAAGCGGCGCGTTCACGCCTAACAACGTTTTGACCATCCCAACGCAGTTGGACAGCGCCAATGGCCACTTTGCTTCCGGCGTCACACGCCTCGGATATCGCACCGCCGTCATGCCCGGTTGCGACGCATAAAATTTACCCAAATCGAAGTCAGAAGACGCAATAACTTGCGCATGCGGCACACCTCGATATCCATCCAGTATTATCCAGTGACTGCCGGACACCACAGCAATAAACACATGCTTAAAACCAGCGCGCAGATACGGGTCCAGCGGGTGCCGACCGCCAACGCCATGAAAGACCACAATCGCATCGCGCTGTAAATCAGCATCAACCTTTGCTGTCGCCTCAGTATTGGAATGGGTCATAGTCAGTCACCGCAGCCGGAGTGTGGCGCGTCTTTTGATGCCTGCCGCCAGCAATCTTGCCCATATCAAGCCCGCCTGCATTCCAGGCGTACACCACGGCGTCGCCTCTGTCTGGGCTACGGCCTAACCTTTTCATCATGTCTTTCTTTGCCTCCACATAAATCTTTGGCCGCTCCCCTGGCCTGACCTCCCACAGCGGCGCAGTTAAATCGGCCTGCAACGCGTTATCTGGCGGCAGCGCGACCTTAACGCCGTTCACTGGGTCAAGCGCTTCGCGGAGCATCCACCACATTTCAGACCTGCGAGTCTGGAACGTGTACGAATTATCTCGCGTTGCACCGTGGCTACGCTCAGCGCCGTTCATCGCCTCAAACGGCAGACCTGCATTGCGCAATGACGTTTCTGCGTCAGCGCCTACCCCGATTGAGTCAACGCCAACGACGGCGCCGTCTCGCAACTTGGCCGCGCATAATGCTGCGACCGACGGTCCGTCAGGCGTGTCTCGCCCTGGCACCACAGTCAATTCGCCAATGTACGAGCCCCAACGTGGAGCAAGCACCGTGCTATCCCGGCCGCCACGCGCCACGTCACAGCCAAGACTGGACATTGGCACGGCGACATCGGGCCGTTTGTGGTGTTCTACGGTTTGCCATTCTCGCCACCGGTCAAACGCTTGCGTGACCCAGTCTGTCGGGATGACTTGCATGGCGTCGTCTTCGCGGGCAGCCATAAAATTGCCGTCGCGAATCGCGGACCGCATCGGCTCTGGTAATGCATCCAGTGTCGCGCGGTAGTCGGTGTCGCGCAGAAACGGATTGTCATCGAGGCTAGCCGGAATATATGTGCGGCTGCGTGGCCTGAATTCGCGACCGTCGTCTACGATGACCTCCGGCCCGTCTACCTCGACCTGCTCCCCGTGCTGATTTGTGATGTACCAGCGCAACTCGCCGGGCTTGGCGGGGTTGAGGTGCGCCGGATCCAGCCACGGCGCAAACCATCTAATAATCCATTCGCCATCGGCGCCCATCGGCGGGTTGCTGGCAAACACCACTCGGGTTCGCTGACGAGATGCGGCGTCAAGGTCGTCGTCAGCCGCGCGATTCCAGCCCATTAGAAATTGCACCACGTCTTCCCTGAACTGGCACGCCTCGTCAAACGCAATCAGATCGTGCGGGTTGCCCTGCCACGTCTCGGCCTGTTCAATTGTTGACGCAGCGCCGAAATTCACACGCCTGCCGTCAGCAGTATCGAATTTTGGCGGCGGCGCACGGTTGAGCCCTTGCCGCGTGCCCGCGACCTTGACCAGCCTCTCGATAATGTTTCCCAAGTCGGTGTACTGCGGCCGCAGCACCAGGGTCCGCTGGTGCTCGCACAGCGCTAGCCCAACTAGCAGGTCGGTTTTGCCGCCACCGCCCTGGCCGCCGTACAACAGCAGGTCGGCGTCGCTGAAATACGCATCGGTCTGCGGCCCCGGCGATGGAAACCATGGCCGCTCTGCAGTTTGCGCGCTGACCATCGCCTGAACCTGCGTCAATTGCTCTTGAGGCAGGTCGCTCAGCCTGCCTAACAATTCCTCAAGCAGCGTCGCCGTCATGCTCGATCGTCCGCTCTCGGTCTCGCTCCACGCCCAGCCGCAACATAAATGCAATGCGCCTCGCAGCTTCGGTAGTCCCCATGATAGTAACCGCCTTTTCAGTTGGCTCGCCGTGCCGGTCGAGGAAACCCAGCAGCTTGGCCTTGCCCATGGTGGCCGCGACCATGGCGCCGCTTTGGCCTTCCTGCATACCCACCTCGCGAGCCTGCTCCAACTCTTCAATTAGCGTGTCAATTGTCACGTTGTGGCGCTTTGACTGCATCTGCCGCAACTCGCTAACGCGGCGCTTCACGTCGTCGCGATTAGCAATCCGCGTGGCCTTGCTGCGCGCTTGCGACTCCGGGTAGCCCGCCTCAACAAACGCAACCACTTGCTGCTTGCCCTCCGCTAACGCTTGCGCAAACAACTCGTGCCCGTGATTGGCCAACGGTTTTGGCATCTTAACTGGACGCGTCTACAGTACCAGATGCATCCCCAGTACCACTGAACAAATCATCAGTAAATGGGGCATCCGCTGTACTGGATGCATCTGCACTGGACGCATCATCAGCACTACTGAGTGCGCAATCACTGCCCATCAAAGCCATCTCGACAAATTGAAGCGCGGCGCCTGTCCGAATTTGGCCGCTTGTCACGCGCAAAACCCGCCAGCCATGCGCAGTGGCCGTGTTGTATTTTTCACAGTCTGACTCAAAACCCTTGCCACTGGTGTGGCGACCGACTCCCCAAGTGCCGCCCTCAACCTCCAACGCCAGCATGTGGTCCGGCCAAGCAAAGTCAAAACGCCACCGCCGTACTGGATGAAACTTCAGTTCACGCTCAGGCTCAGGATAGCCAGCCACGCGCAACTGCGTTTCCATCGCGCGCTCAAGATGAGAGCCGCCACCTTTCCCTGCTCGCCTTGCCGCCCGCGTCACCCGTTTAGGCGTGCGCCCTGCAATCGCTTCGCTCGATACCATTTCACAGCCTCCCGCTCAGCTTCCTGACGCGTCAGCCCACCCTCATATTCATAAATTGCCGCGCGTTCAACAAGCGCCTCATAATCAGCGCCAGCGTCAGCAATTGCGCGATGCCACAACGACCATTCAGCGTCCGCCCAACCAGACCGGCCGCTGCTCATCACGCATCACCCCTTGCCGCCAATGCTATCACGACCAAACGCAACTACATTTGTTTCGCCAGACTTCGCAACATTCTGCGCTTTTTCGATAGCATCCATTTTATCTACCGCTGCTCGTGCTTTTTGCTGGACTGCATCCCACTGCTGGTCAGCCATCAATCGGTCTCGTGTCTCCAGCAATTCTTTTTGTAACGCGCGACCTGCTTCGACTCCCATGCAATGCGCACTTAAATACTCCTGATGCGTCCAGGGCAAAACCCCGCCATACCCGCCGCAATCGCACAACCGCTTACTCATTTGCAGCCTCCGCAGTATCTGCATGCATATCCAGTAGTCGCAAGCCAAGCGTGATGCGCGGCTCCTTGACGTTTCCTCTAGCCAGTCTGCGCAAGCCCTGCGCGTTGCAATTTAAGTGCCGCGCTATCGTGACAATCTTCCAGCCTCGCCGCGCAGATATTTCAAGAATCACGCGAGACCAATCCATGTTAGTCAGTTTGTACGCCAACACATTGCCCAAACTCATCGCTTTTCCTTTTTCCGCCTGCTGCGCATTGCGTCAGCCCACGTCCGTCCGCTGGGTAAATTCACAGGTCTGGCGTCGCGACTATTGTCGCGCTCTAGTCGAGGGTCATTGCGGACCGACACTGGCTGCCACGTCTCCGCAGTTGCTTCCAGCTTGTCGAACAAATAACCGTTAATGCCTATCTTGCGGTCAAATTGATCAGTTTTGTACATTTTGCCTCGCCCCATGACTTACCCCCACGCCTTGCAAATAACCGCGCGAAACGCGCCTGACATGCGTTCGACTGCTTCGCGTTTTTCCCGCCGCCGCTTAATGTATTTCGCATTGCTCGCCTTGTTGTAGCACGACGTGGAGCAATAGATGCTCTGCTTATATCGCGGCTCGAATATGTCGCCGCATTGCGCACAATTTTTCAATACCTTCAATTTCCCTACCTCCCTCACACCTTCGCGCCAAACAATTTGCGAGCCACGGCAAACGCCTCTTGGCGCGCCGCCTCTGTCGCAGCCAACTCCTCATCAGTCGGCGCCTGCTTTTCCGCAGTTTCTAGCGCAGGCTTTTCCCAAGGCCACGCATAAACCTTGCCCTTCTTCATTGCCGCTGTATGCCTGTCCAGTATGGGCTCCAGCGCTTTACGCGCCTGCCCGACGGACATGCGGCGCAGGTTCCAAATGTCTACGCTTGGGTCAGTCGCTACCGCCAACACCACCGGGTGTATCCACCACTGTTCAAACGTACAGTGCTGCGGGCGGGCGTCCTGCCTGCACACCAGCGCCACCACTTCGCTCAAGTCCGGCACGTCTGGCGGCGCCAACAATTGTCGAAACTCAGCCGGTGATGACGGTGGCCACTCGCTTTCCCGCGCCGCTTTCGCCAGCGCTATGCGCACATCTTGCTCCGTCAGGTCCGCCAACGCGTAACTCCAAACTGCCGCCCATTCGTCAATCGCCGCCGGGTCTGCAAATCTACCTGACCAACGAGATTTGAACGTGACTTCCAGGCCCGCCCAAATCATTTTCGCCAACCTCCGATTGGTCGTCGCCTTCGCCGCTGAGCCCGTCTCGGACGTAGTCGCTGAGTTGTTTAGCACGACTTGCGCTAGTTGTTCCGCTGTTTGCATGTCCAGTACCTCCGTAATTATTTCTTTCCCAAGTGCGCACGGCCGCCTTCCAATCCTTCATCGTGTTTCGCCCTACTCGCCAGCCGTTCGCCGTGTAGTGGTTTAACCACGCCTGTGCATCCACGCCCCTGCCGCGTTCAGCGCAATAGTCCGCGACCTGCTCAAGCGTTGGCCGCGCCTGCTTCGCCGTGGGGGGACTATATACAGGGGGGTTCTTTATTACTGGTGTTGGTGCTGGTGCTGGAGAGCTTTCGCCCTGGGTTTCCACTGGGTTACCCAGCAATAACCCACTGGGTTTCATGGGCCTACCGCCCTTTTTTCCATTGGCCTGCGCGGCATCAATCCTTTTTCTATCCGCTTCAATGACTTGCATCGCTTTGCTGTTTATCCATCCAGCATCGGTCAGCGTCCAGAACTCCTCGAGCACAGACAACAAAGCGCGTTCCTCAACTCGCGTTCGAGATCCAATAATGCGACGGAGTTTGTCAACAGATTGCGGTAAAGGACGCTCCGTGGCGTAGTGTGCATCGAGCAGCAACGTGTACACGCCGTGTTCCACCAGCGTCAAATGACGCGTGTCGCGCGCGTAGTCGCCAGGGTATCGCTTGTAATAATTCATCTGTTTATGTGCCTCGCTCTGGTAGGTAGCACGCGTAGCGGCGACCCTTAAACCAATGGCTGATGGACCGGCAACGCCGCAGCTTGCGAGCGCCCAGTAAAAGGTCCACTGCCTCATGGATTTGGTCATGCGGTAGGTCCGGCAACGCGGCCGCAATCATTATTTTAGACATGCCGTGGCCGTCTGCCTGGATGGCTGACAGCACCTGCTGAACAGGGCCAGCGGCGGCGGGGGTGGGAGTAGGTGGCTCGGAAAAAAGACCCGGCGCAACGGCCGGGTCAAGATCACCAGAAGGATTCGAAACCATGCTAAGCGGCCCGTGCGGCCGCCTCCTCATACTCTACCAGCACCGAATACACTCGTTCAATCGACACAATCCCAGGATTTTTGATGACGCCCTGACGCACTTTGGTCAGCCAGTGGTAGCCAACCCCAGCTTTGTCAGCCAGGGCTTTGTTGCTCAGTTTCGTTTGCCTCGCCAGACGCAGCGTTTCGCCCAGCCAATAGCTTTCGTTTTCCACGATTTCTCTCCAGTTTTGCCAACGCATAATCGTACCACCGGAGTCGTGCGGCGGGTAGTCCGAATCACGCTTTTTTGCTGTCCCCCATTTCAGGGGTTGCAGCCCTGTCATTTTGGTAGTATTCTACTTGCACATTCACTGATTACTGACCAAGGAACAAGCAACATGAACGTTGAACTTAAAAACATCCCTGGAGCATTGGACAAAGACAAGACCATCTTCATAAATGGAGTTGATGTTGGCACGGTATATCGCGGTTGGCTTCGCGATGGTGGCGAGCAGTGGGTCGTGTCCTCCCGCACTCTTGGCAGCTCTTGGGGCAGCAAAACCCTGCGCGACATAAAACGAAAAGCCGCATACCGTTTTACCTCGAAGAACTAGGTGTTGACACCCTGGATATTTAGTATTATTCTACCTCCACATTCACTGATTACTGACCAACTAAGGAACTAGCATCATGATTCACCGCACTCTCAACGACGCCAATCAAGCTGCAGCCGAAATGAGCCGCTTCGGCCATTGCACTTACACCGTCATCGCGCTTGACGACGGCACATACCAAACCGTGAACGGTTCTGGTCGCGGTAAATTGGTCAGCCGTTTCCTCAACGGTCGCAAAACAGCGCTGTGGCCCAACTACGGACCCCTCGCGGACCTCATCTAACCCCACCCAGCCCCGCCAGCCGGGGCTAAGGCGGTAGAAGCACCAACAACTAGGAGCAAAAACATGAAGCAAGCCACGATTCATCACCAACGCGTAACGCTGGCCGACATACAAATGCAAATAGACGCGCTTCCCTCGTACGAGCATGCGCGTCAGTACGGTGAAAAAGCGGTAGTTGAATTGCACAAACAAATAAAACGTCTCATAGAAAGGCGAAACGCCATTCTTGGGCGGCAGTAGGAACCACCAACATGAGCAAACAAGCAACATTTAGCAACGGTCAAACAATTGTTTACAAAGGCAAGCGCCCGGTGACAGCGGCGTGGATGCTTACTAAATCGGGCGAAGCTTGCGTAAACGAAGTGGTGACAACGGGGTTTAGCCGTGACTTGCAAGCGGCGACAAAAACAGCGAAGAGTAATTTGAATTGGGAAAAACGTTGCTGGAGTGCTAATTCGAAGCGTTCTAATGGACAACAATTTATTTATCGAATCGAAACGGTAGCCATTTAACACCACCTGAAATTCACTACCAAAGCCCCGCCCAAAGCGGGGCTAAGGCGGTAGAAGCGCCAACAACGGGAGAAAATCATGAGCTTGGTAATGGTAAGCGTCTACATAGATACGTTCGGCCCAACCTGTCGGAAGATGCGTGAGGATGAATTAAAAGAGTACGAGAAGAGCCTCCGACAAAAGTGGGGCACCGCACTTTACAGCTTCGAAGTGTATACCGAAGCTCAATGGAAGGCTCGACTCGAGCGAGCACAGAATTACCACGCTTTGACAGACGACTGGAGCTAACGATGGATATCATTTGCCGCAATATCATCAACAATTTACGGAACCCACACTTTGATAACAAAACATTGTTTTTGGCGTTCCTGCCGTTGGCGTTTTTGCCAAAGACATATCGCGACGCGATCCGGAATTGTGCACAAAAACATTGGCACAAATGCCCAAGCGTTGCGCACCGTCTATATTGGATAACTGGCGGTGACTGTTTGCGCAATCAGACGTCTCTGGCCCGCCGCATTAGCCCCAAATAAATGCATGACAAAATAACCGAGGAATTAGCATGACAAACGTATTTGGCTGGGCATACCCGGCAGGCGCCGAGCACGATGCAAACGCCCCGTTTAATCAGGGCGACTATCCTGCGGACTATTGCGAAGCTTGTGACACGTACGGGCATCGCGATATCCGCACCTACGTTCCGGTGCGCTTTGCCGAACAGTGGTGCTCGGCCTGCATCGAAGACCACGAGTGCCATGAATAAAACTTTGTATTTTTACGCGTCGGGCGAGCCGGTGCCTGCTGACCTCACTCCTCACATCAAGCCAAACAAGCAACGCCAATCTGGTGTTGTAAACCGCAAAATAGTGTTCACCGCCAAGCGCCTGCAGCAACTCAACAAGGCCGCTGACCGGCGCGCACTTGCCCGCAAAGAGATGCCAGATGAAAAAATTACGAGTAACAGTTGAATTTACGGACGGCCAGCCTAGCAAAATCAGCAAAGACCTCGACCCCGAACACGTAGCCGCTGGAATTCGGCCCTTGCTTATGGACCTGTGTTTCACCAAAGATGTGGCTGCTGTCTACATTACTCGCGCAGACTGCCTGCAGTTTTTGCCAGGGGGCAATCGCAGTTAACCCGCTGCAAGTGCGAAGGGTTGGCCAAGGCGGCATAGCCCGCCTGTTTTAAAAAAAATGACGGCGGGGGGTTGTACTCCGCCTAAATTGGTATTATTCTACCCACTCACTCGCAGTAGCAGCCACGGAACTAGCATTATGAAAGACATTCAACAAAACCTGACCAACCGAATCTTGGCCCTGATGGAGGACGCTGGCGCATGGCAGCACTTCCTTGCCCAGATGCCCAAGTCCGGCGCTCCGGTCAACGCAAGCACCGGCCGCGCCTACAGCGGCATCAACGCGCTCGTCTTGTGGGACGAGGCGATACAACAGGGTTACGCCAGCAGCGGCTGGGTTACGTTCAACCAAGCAAAGAAGGCAGGCGGCTCCGTCCGCAAGGGCGAGAAGGGCACGCAAGTTCTGCTGTGGAAGCCGGTCGAAAAGCGCGACGAAAACGGCAAGCGCGATGACTACCTGCTGGCCAAACAGTTCACCGTGTTCAACGTCGACCAGTGCACCGACCTACCTGAGTCGTGGGACGCCGACACCTCCGTAATTGAGCCTGCTACCGGCAACGACGCCAACGCAATCGCTGACGCGTTCATCGCCGCGCAAGGCGCTAAGCACGAGCACCATCCAACTCGCGCGTTCTACAGGCGCGACACCGACACCGTTCACACACCGAAGTTGGAAGCGTTTGCAAGCAGCACCGGTTATTACGGCACCGTCCTGCACGAGTTGGTGCATTGGACCAGCCACGCTGACCGTTGCGACCGCACGCTGGGCAATCGGTTTGGCGACGACGCATACGCGTTTGAAGAGCTGGTCGCGGAACTGGGTGCCGTATTCCTTCAGGCGGAACTGGGCGTCGACCTGGAACACGACCGCGACGGAATTGAAAACCACGCCAGCTACCTCAAGAGCTGGGCCAAGCGGATGCGCGACGACAAGCGCGCGATCATTAAGGCGGCCTCGCTGGCCTCTCAGGCGGCTGCCTGGATGGCAGCCAACGCGCAGGCTGGCGAACTGGCGGAGGCGGCTTAGGCCGCCGCCCAGGCAACCACAACCACGGAGATACGCATGCCGTTTGACACCATTGCAAACAAGCCACAAACGTTCAGACAGATTCTTGACATTTACGCCAGGATTGATTCGAGGACTGCTGACTGGACAGCTTGCTACATGCTCGATTTTGGCGTTGTGCAAGGCGTCAAAGACAACATATTGAAGACGCGCAATCCCATGTTTGAGCGTTCAATTTACTAACAACCCAACCAAAGCCCCGGCTACCGGGGCTGACACAACCACGGAGAGCGAGATGAGCAAATTTTTGGAATCAGCAGCGGCCCGCGAAACATCGCCGGAACTGATGGAGGCGATCCATTTTGTCGCCGGTCGCGACGATGCACGCGCCGAGGCAATTTGGGAAGACGGCGGAACGTGCGGCGAACTCGCCAGCATTGCTGAGCGCGTGACCAAGAACGGGCTGCACGACACTACGGATTTTTGTTGGGGCGCCGCTGGGCAATCGTGGGCCCACAACAACAGCTATGACGTGGTGTTTATCGGGGGCAACCCGAGATGCCCAGCGGATATCATTTTTGCTGGCCTGACACGCGACGACGCGGAGGCTCGCAGCGACGCGCTTAACCGCCAATCACGCGGCGCAGCAGGTCGCTACGCGGTGCGCCACGCATAAAGTTGCGCGCAACGCCAAATAGGCATTATAATGCTTTACAGCTGCCCGCCGTGGGCAGCACAACCCAAGGAACTAGCATCATGACCAACGAAAACCTCGCCCCCGTCGCCGCCGAACTGGTCGAACTGCGCGCGCAGATTGATGACCTGCGCAAACAGGAAAAGGCATTAGCCGCGCAGCTCAAGGCGGCAGGCCCGCTCACCATCGACCTTGGCCAACACCGTGTGACCGTCACGGCGGAAAGCGCCAAGACCGTCGAGACCATCAACTGGCAAGCGATTGCCGAAAAGCTGAACCCCAGCCGTCAGCTGGTGACGGCCCACACCACGCACACTATTAAGGCCATCGCGCCCAGCGTGCGCGTGTACGGCCGCAAGGCAGCGTAGCAATGGTGTTGCATCAATTGAACCGCGAACGCGGCGACAACAGGTATTGCGGGCCCGCTGTGGTGTCGTTTTTGACAGGCCTCAACACGTCAGAAGTCGCACGCCAGATACGGGAGGCGACCGGGCGGCGCATGATTACAGGCACCGACGTTGTGGAGTTACAACACGTCCTGCTCTTCCACCACATGGTCCTCGAAGAGCGAAGCATTTATTTGCCGCCGTCGAGCCACGTTAACGTCGACATAGACGAACTTGCGGGATTTGCACCTCGCATAAATTCAGAACTTGTCGAATGGCAAATGAAGTGCGACCGGGCCCAATACTTAGCGGCTGCCCGGCCAACCCTGGCCGCGTGGTTGCGGGAGCATAAAGGCATGCGGACGTCTGGCCGGGTGTACCTGCTTGCAGCAGGCAACCATTGGCAACTAATCACGGGATTTCGCTACGCATGCGGGCAGGTTGGAGAGATCGTGTCGGTGCGTGACCCGCGTGTTCGCCGCCGCGCCCGCGTATCCGAAGTGTATGAGGTCATCAAGTGCTAGCAAAAGGCTTTTGGTTGGGCGCCCTTCTGGGTGCCCTGGCAGCGTGGGTGTTGCCGCAAATTTGGAGCGATGCGCGCCGCGAATGGCGCAATAAAGAGGCTTAACAATTGAACCAAGAAAGAAACCAATCGGGCGGAGGCTCCGCACGCGGGTGGGCAAAGCAGCCACCTTTTCGCCAAGGTTACCTCGATGCCCAGCAGTCGAAGGTCTGGACCAATTACGCGAACGAATGGGACGCCGTCTTTTATGAGGCAGGGAGATACCTCGTTGCCGCGATGAATCTTTCTGATACTCCGTTGCCGGATTGGCGCAAGCCGAATGTGCCGCAGGCCATTACCCGCGCGATATACAACGCGGCTGGCCGTTTTGGCAGTGGGTTTGTATATGGCGAGTTTAGATGAACCAGCCGGGTTGTTTTTAACCCACCAATAGTTAACCGCCCCGCGTTGCGGGGCTTTTGCCTGGAAACAGGCGCATAACAGGAGCGACACATGTCGATCAAACAAATGTCTCGGCGCGAAAACATGCAACTAACAGACGCTCGGCGGGAATTGCCGGGTTACGGCGACAACCCTCCGGCGTGGACAGTTATCGAAATGGCAGCATGGCTGTCTGGCCAATTAGGCAGAGAGGTTAGCCTTGCGCAGGCTAGTAATTTTGCGCGCGACGCTGACGTGACGTTGTTGCCGCGCAAACCGACGCGGCGAGTAATGGACAGCGGCAATAAATTTATTGGGCATTGCCTTGCAGATTTATTTGCCGCAGTTGGACAGCCGGTGCCTCGTCATTTAAGCGACTGGCTAATGCATAAAATTACGCTTGAGGAGGCAGCTGATATGCGCGCAGACACGGCGCCGCATCAGGCGCCTATAAATTTTGCTGACGCCACGCAATCAGAAACGTTGTTAGGACTGGTTCGCGGCAATTCATCGCCTGACGTCAACGGACACGATGCGTCACCGCGAGATCCAAAATGGTAACCGAATGCGAATGGTCCGTCACAGAAACGGGCGTGGCTGAAGGCATGCACTACAGTATTCACCTTTGCATGGCATGTTCGCGGGAGGCCGTCGCTGTTGACGGCCGCATCAACCTGTCGCAATGGCAATGCTTTGGCGACCCAACACAACCAGGAGAATCAGATGGAAACAACAGCCGATAGCCGCGACCTCTCAATTGAGGGGCCGCGTTTCTATATGGGAGGCAGTGACGCGGCCACGGCGGCGAACATGAACCCCTACAAAAGCAGGTATGCGCTCATCATGGAAAAGCGCGGGGCATGGCAGCCGGAGGACATTAGCGACCTACCGGCCGTGCGATTTGGAAACGAGCTGGAGGCATTCATCGCAGATGAGTTCTCGCTCCGCACGGACCTAAAAGTGCGAAGGCACTCGGGCGCGATCATCCATCCCGAGCATGAATGGATGGTGGCTCATATTGACCGGCGGATTGTCGGCCAAAACGAGGGCCTAGAAATTAAAAACCGTGGCAGTGCCATGGCCCAGCATTACGGGTCGGGCGACGATGAAGCGCCACGTATCTACGCACCTGACATGCTGCAGTGTCAGCATTACATGGCCTGCACCGGGTGGGACCGGTGGCATTTAGCGGTCTATTTTGGCGGCGGCGATTTTCGCACCTATCAAATTGAACGAGACGATGAGCTAATCGACGGGCTCATAGAAATTGAGGCCGAGTGCTGGGCGCAAATCACATCAGCAGACCCGGTCCAGCCGGAGTGGTCAGCGCCAACCGTGGGGAAAGACATTCTCCGCACTTACCCTGGCACAACCGGGGAAATCGTTACGCTGGGCGAAGAGGCCCAACATTGGCATGAGGTGGCCGTCATGGCCGGTGAAAAAGCCAAGCAATATTTGGCCGCGCGTGAGGCCGCGCTAAATCATTTGCGTTGGGAAATTGGCGAGGCTGCGGGCGCCATGATTCCAGGCGTTGACGGCGGATACACTCGCAAGCTGCGCAAGCGCAAGGCGTATAGCGTGGAAGCCAGTGAAGCGATGGTGATGGCATATACCAAAAAGGAAGTCGGATAGTGACCCAGGAAATTACGACATTGCAACCGGGGCAGGCAATTGCCCCGATTGTGCCGCAAACCATTAGCGAAATGATGGAGTTCGCAAAACTCATCGCTGTCAGTAAATTGGTGCCAAAAGACTACCAGGGCTCGCCGGAAGATGTGCTAGTCGCCATGCAGAAGGGCATGGAACTGGGCCTGACGCCCATGGCCAGCCTGTCGACCATTGCGGTCATTAACGGGCGCCCAGCCATGTGGGGTGACGGCATGCTAGGGTTAGTCAAACGGCATCCACAACATGTGGCAACCGAGGAGTATTTGACTGTTGAGGAAAACGGAGGCATGACGGCCACTTGCATATGCAAACGTGCAAACGAGCCGGACGTTATTCGCACGTTTAGCGAAGCGGACGCACGCACGGCCGGATTGTTGGGCAAAGCTGGGCCGTGGAAGCAGTACCCAAAACGTATGCTGCAGATGCGCGCTCGAACGTTTGCATTACGCGACATGTGGGCTGACGTGTTTGCTGGCCTGACATCCGCCGAAGAGGTGGGCGACTATTCGCCAATTGAAGTCAGCACCGTCAGCACCGTCAAGCCTGTCAGCACTGCTGAGTCGGTCAAAGCACAGATGCAACTTGACCGCAGCGTAAAGGCGTTCACTGACCCGGCGCCCGCCGACGCCCAAACTGTTGACGCTGAAATAATCGAACAGCCGCCAGCTTCACCTGTTGAGGCTGAAATTGTCGAGGCGAACGATGACGACGGCATGCACAAAGATGCGTTTGAACGTCTGACATGGTTGCTCGATTTTGCGTCAGATGAGGAGTCGTATCGTGACGTGCAGGTGGAAGCCAGCGAAGCAAAAGAATCCATGTCAGCAGAGCAAATTAAGAAGTTGGCTGGCATGATGAAGGTCAAAGCATTGGCACTGAACATTCAGTGCAAGCGAGGTGAGTCTAATGGGTAGGGGAGTTAACCGGGTAACGTTGGTCGGCAATCTTGGCCGCGACCCAGAAATTAGGGCGGCCAATACAGGCACAAGCATTGCCAATTTTTCGGTCGCTACGGCCGAGTCAGTTAAACGCGGCGACCAATGGGAGGACCACACCGAGTGGCACCGCTGCGTAGCATTTGGTCGCACGGCTGAGGTAATTGGCCAGTATCTGTCAAAAGGATCGCAAGTTTACCTTGAGGGGCGATTGCGCACGCGCAAATATACGACTAGGGATGGCACTGAAAAATCGTCCACGGAAATTGCGGTCGACGTTATGAACATGTTGGGAGGAAAGCCAAAGCAACAGCAGACACAGGAATCATCGTGGGCAACGCCGCCCGCTAAAACTGCAGCTCCTGCTGAAGAGCAAAGCTTCAACGACGACATTCCGTTTTAGGGGAAAAAAATGAGTAGACAAAATTGGGGCGCGCTCGATTGCGCGATGCAATACCTGGGCATAAAAGAGGTGCCCGGACATAAAAGTAACCCGGCCATTTTGGCTATGCTGCAGATGGACATGAAGTGGCCAAAAGATGACGCCACGCCGTGGTGCAGCGCGTTCGCCAACTGGGTGGCTTTCAATATGGGGCTGGAACGCAGCAAAAGCTTGCGCGCCAGAAGCTGGCTGCTAGTCGGTAAAGAAGAGTCGCTAGAAGGGGCAAACGCTAACTGCGTAGTGATATTTAAGCGCGGGCGAGGCAGGCAGCCTGGGCCTGACGTTATCAAGGCGCCGGGACATGTGGCTTTTTTCAGCCATTTGCAAGACGATAAAGTCTGGGTCGTTGGAGGCAATCAAGGCGACAAAGTGTCAATTAAAGCTTACCCCCTGACTCAGGTGTTGGGCGTCCGTCGATTGCGGCGTGTCTAACGGCAGAGAAGCTCCGGCCGGTATTACGTTGGCCGAGTTCCGCGAGCTTTAAGAGGCGGGCCTAATTCACTCGGCACCATGCGGCGACTGTGGCCGCATTGACGAGATTTGTGAGCAATGCCGGGACGACATTAACTCCCGGCCCACGATCATTCCCATTTAGGCCCAAACATTTTCACGGCCCGGACCATTGTCCGGGCTTTCCATTTTCCGGCACCGTCCTCCAACAGCATTTTGTGAAACAGGTCCGCAGCCTGCAAATAGTTCAACTCTGGCGGGCGCGTGTCGCAAAAATAATCATGGACTAGTGCTGCGCGCATGACGCGCGGGTCAAATTTGCTATAGGTCGCCGCCCACGTTAGACCAATCAGTGTCGGAATAGATGCCCCGTCATATACATATCCAGGGCGGATCGTCCATTCCCGGCCCGACTCATCATCAAACCGATACATGTTTAGCAACTGATAACGCGGTTCTTTACCTCGTAGACGACGGTCGGCAGGCTTGACCGGCAATGGTCTGATGACAGGCATTCGCCCGTAAGTCGTCAACAAATCTTCGCGCATAGCGCCCATAATTATTTACCGAACAAACTACCGCACACGTCGTTAACTGTTGAGCGGTTGGCATTGCCTGTTCCGGCTGCGTTATCACACCCAGCAGCAATACCCGTAGCAAGGCTCGCACCTACAGTGGCTACCGTCGCCAAACATCCAGACACAGCGAACGCTGCGCATACCACAATTACTAATTTTGCTAATTTCATGTTTTACCCTTGTTTTTTGCGCTTAACTTGGCTTTGGGAGGGCCGCATCCTACCGCGCTCTGCACTGGCATGACACCTACGGCCATAGCCTCGTACCCCGCTTTCATTAAAATTGGCCCGCCATCAGCCTCTGCCTTCGCTTTGCATTCCGCCAATGACTCATAAGTAATGTCTGTTGGGACGCGGTGGCATTTTGGCTCCTGACCCGGAGCCAACATAACGCACAGCACCAAAATTAGTTCAACCATTACGGCCACGCGTTTTCAATGTCAATTTCGCGTATTGCTTCGATGCTTGGCGCCGTCTCCGCAAGGGTCAATAACGCGTCTTCGTTGTCGGCCGTTTCTACCAAAACTAACGCAACCAATTCAACTAACGCCGCAAACTGTGAGGCATCTAGCCGCACCCGTTTAGCCGTGTCAGTGCTCAATTGCGTGCAATAAAATGGCACGCCGCCTACTGGGTATGTGACGCCTGCCCCCATAGCACTGCCAATCAAGCCGTATCGGTCCACTGCCTCACTATCAGTCTCAAACCTATACCCATGCAACACCACGCCTTTTTGACGCGACTGAGAGGCTTTGGCGGCGATTTGTGACATACATTTTTTTCGCGCCTGTTCCAGCGTCATATCCACGTAATGCCATTGTTGTTTTGCGCGATATCCGTCTGGCACAATTATTCCAGCCGTCGCAATCATGTACGTGTTTGGCGGTGATTGCGCAGCTTGGTCAAGTCTTCGCACTCCGAATGATGACAACGTTTCATCAGGCAATTTGGCGAGATTGGCAGAATTAATTACGCCGCTATTGTTGCGCGTCGCGTGCTCAGCAGCTGCGTTGGGCGAGGCCTGTATCCAGGCAGAGTCATTTTCAATTGCATACATAGTTATCTCCCTGGGATGGGTGGCAGGCCGGTGCCAGTGGCGACGTCAGCAATGGCGACATAGAAATAGCTTGTGCCACTAGTATTGAGTGTTGAAGTAGTATCGCGCAGCTTGAAACCGCCTCCCCCGGTAGAGAGGAGGTCAAGATCTTTGTGGTCGGTGCCTTCAGCGCCGTCGCTATCTGCCTGCAGATACACCGAAGAGTCATCGTTTGTAACGTTACGCGCGGTATCGTAAATTTGCCATTCCTGCCCAGAGCCGCTGCCCTTGATTAGCAAAAAGCGAATTTTAAACCCAGTTAAAATCACTGGCCCGTCAACGTTTCCATTGCCAACATATTCCCCAGCTTGCAAAAGCCCTGGCACGTTTCGGAAACAATACATCACATAAGTTCCGGCACCGAATATGGTGCCTCCGTTAACTACTGTAGATGTAGGTAGCGCCGTATAAACAGCGGAGTTGGTAGCGACCGCGTCAGTTGTATCCAACGTTAAATATTGCGTGCCACCCATGCCCTGCATCCATGTGTACCACGCGTCCGTGCCATTGCGTCGTTTGATAGTTACGAAATCTGGCGCACCTGACAGCCCGTGACCGTAAGTGGCAGCCGAGCCAGTAGCAGTAAATGTGGCAACGGAAATGTGCCCTTCAGACGCGACTTGAACCGTCGTTGTTATGCTCCCGTTGCCATTGCTCGCCGTGGTGCCGCCGTTAATTTTCCAAAGCCATGCGGCATAGGTAGCCCCACTATCGTTAGTGCTATCCGCGTTATCAACACGTATTCCGTCAGTTTGAAAACTATCTAACCCCGCCTCAGTCGCCTCGGCACTGTTAACATCTGAAGCGACAACTTTTGTCACGCCTCGGCTTGAGTCAATTAACTTGTGGCTTTGCGACCCGTTGCGGCGCTTGTGCCACATAAAATCTGGTTGAAAACCTGCGCCAGTAATATCACGATTGTCAGCCGCGTTGCCTGTGTACAACAGTGTTTGAAACACATCAGCGCCCTGCGTCCCCGGCTTTGCAAGATTGCTATATTTTGGGGGCGTATACCCTGTCGTTGGGGTGTGCGTCATGTCAGCGACCTTCGCGACAATGCGGGCGTCTGCATTGTTGTACGCGTCCATGGCAAAAAACACTGGCGCTTCTAGGCCTGCCGACGACGTCGTTGACTGTAACGACCCGCCTTTGTACCAGCGGATAACGTTGCTATTTAAGTCGACTTCTATCGCTATGTGGTCGTTGGTGGTGAAAGATGCCGGTGAGCTATCAATCGTTGACCCCTCGTGGAGAATTGCGCCGCTCGGGTCATATCCGTAGCTGCCCGGAACAGCAGCGCTGCCTAACTCGTGCGACCCGGAGGTGGCATGCACCGAGTCGTCGCGCATAGTCGCCGCGTCCACCAGTCCAACTTTAGGATAGCCAGATGCGTTGTTTGCAATGTCGAATTCAATGACATGCTTACCTGAATAAAACCCTGGCGTAACCACTAACAAATTAGCTTCAGACCCGTCCGCCGATCCACCGACAGCCCCGCCTTCTTCAAAATAAACGTTGCCGCCACCGCGCAACAGCGGGTTAAAAATCGGCAAAGGGTCTGTGGGCGTGTCATCACTGCCGTTCGCCGCATCAGACATACTGCTTGCGGTGAAGTTATTCCCTTTGCTGCTGTCGTCAGTGCCGTCGCCAATGTCACTGGCCAGAAAAAAACTTGCAGTTCCGCCAGCGTTGGCAAGCGCTTTCAAGTCAGCTTCGGATTTAAGATAGTGAACGCTTCCGTTCGTTCCTACGGTGTGGCTATCCAACACGTCGCTTGGCGTGAGCGCGGTGTTATCCGCGTGCAAAATAGCTGCAAAAGAACCTTCCCAATAATTTTGCAGCGAGCTATAACTTTGCACACCAATATGTTGGCTAGTGCCATCGTTCCACGACGTATCGTAATTCAGGCTCGGATTTGTACGGTTTGTTGATTGCTCAACCTCATTCACATACAGCCGCCAGCGAAGCGCGGCAGACGCATTTGCAGTATCGCAAACGCACAAAAACGTGTACCACTCACTATCTCGAATTAGACCGTCGCTATAAACAGCAGCATTTACGCTGCCGCCGCTGTAGTCAAAAAATTGCAGGTCTTGCTCGGCGCGCAACAAAAGAGCAGTTTGAGATGAAGTGCCGCTAGCACATTCAAAAATATAACGACTACGTGCGCTAAAATCGGTAACTCGAAACGCACCAAATATTGACCATTTGCGAGTGCTAGTGCCCGTGACGCTGCTGCGCGACAAGTAATCAGCGCTGCCGTCGAACCACGCAGAGCGAGTAATGTTGTTGGCTTCGGTCCAGCCACCACCTCCCGCTGCTTTGAACCTACCTTGAAGTGGGTTGCCCATTAGCGATGGTCCTGTGTTATCGCCGCGATAATATCGCTACCTTTTTTGTAAAGTGATATCACGTCGTACGCATTATCTGTAGTAGAAATGGTCGGAGCTGTCGCAGCGGGCCATTTAACAGCAGCAGGCCACCCCGTAACAGTTCGCGCACCAGAGCCCTGTTGTATGATTAAAGTTGCCCACGCGTTTTCTGGCAAATTAGAAATCGTGATAGAAGTTATGTTTTCCGTTAAATCCAGGAAACAATCACCCCCAGCAAAATCAAATGTAACAGCGTTTGAAGACGACGTATCTGTTTGGAGCGTCATGCGCTGCTGGGCGGTGTAAACATTTTCAGCAGACAACTCAAGCCTAGACGCCCAGACTGCAGCGCCAGCGCTTGCGTCAACGCAAATGTAAAAACGGTCGGCTGTCACATCGACCCAAACAGACCCCACGGAATAACCGTCGTTTGTGTCGTCTCCCGCCGTTGGCGCTGACGTGGCGTCGTATTTATTTTGCGCTAGCCCAGTCGCAGGCGTGAAAATTGTCATCAGCCATTGGTTATCATCCTGGTCGCCAATAAAGTTTTTAACGTCGTATTGGTCGGTGATAACGTGTGACGCAGCGCCGTTAATTGTGCCGCTACCCTGCGCTTGCACAGTAACGGTATTTGCGTCGCTGGTTAGCTTAGCTATAGCGTAGCGCTGGTCTGATGACTCGCTGCTTAAATTTGGCAGCTTTACAATCACATTGCCGCCAGACGTATCGACCTCAAACAAGTCGCCATCATTTGCGTTACTGATTGTGTAGGGCGAATTGGCATACGTGATGTCAACAACATCCCTGAAAAACCCGCTGGCGGCAGATGCCGCCGCCGCTGCCGCGCTGCTCGACGCGCTAGTCGCTGACGCAGCTGCGTTAGTCGCGGACGTGGCCGCACTTGTTGCAGAACTCGCCGCACTTGTTGCGCTTGCAGCAGCAGCAGTAGCGCTAGTCGCAGCGTCGTCAGCCCCACTTTCAATTTGCGTTAACGTTTTAGTTGACGCTGTTGGCTGCCCGCCAGCAGTAAAAGCAAACAGCTTATTGGCTCTCGTTGCCAACAACGGCAAATTATCAAGCGACGCCTCGGTAATTGGCGCTGTAACTGTGCGGTCAAAAATTTCGTTTTGCCGCAAATTTTGACGAACCAAATTGTCGAATGCGGCTTCAATGTCTACCGGACTTATTACCCCGCCACGAGGCAACGCTGTTTGCTGCAAAAATGCCGGAGTCAGCCTAACAACCAGGGTTTGCCCTGATACTGGAGTGTAATCTGTAGGACTTGTGTCAACCGTTACGCTACCAGCGGCGCCAGTGCCTGCTCCAGTAAGCGTGTATTGCGTACCCTCTGTCCAAGCCGTCTCAACGCCTGCTGAACTAACCAGCACGACAGAAACTTCATTGTTTGCGCTAAATAAAAACGACGTTGAAAAAACAGTCGTTGCGCCGTCACCTGCATAAGTGACTTTATTAGTTTCGCTAGAAACTGTCATTTACCTATCCCCTGTGAAAAGCACGCGTTTCATGCCTTCTGGCGTCCAAATATCTTCAACTGGATGTTCCAAGTCGCCTTCCACATATTTATATAGCCAATCTGTGCTTTTAATAATCTGATTAGTACCGGGAACACCTTTGGCATAACCAACAGCGCGAGCTATGGCTTTTGCCTCACGCGTAGTCATCTCGTAATCCTCGTCCGTTAACATTCCAAACACTTCTTGGCCGCCAGTAGCAATTGCTGAAAACACCGACTCTGCTGGCGTAAAAGAGGGCTTAAAGCCAGAAGCAATACCGCTTGCAACGTCTCGTATAAAAAACACTTGACCCGTTGCGTATAGCAACGTTTGTAGCGCCAGCCACTCTGAATAGCTCATGTTTTCTTCATCTTCTTCCGTGAAGCTTTCCAAAAGAATTGCCCCAAAAGCGCCCGGTATTAACGTTAGCAACGTCGAGTGATAGAGAAACGCAGCAACGTTTGTTGCTGTTTCTGCTACCCCCTGTGATTGCCTTATCTTGTTAAACGCTTCTGCCTGCAAATTGTATGTGGTATTAAAATACGACCCAAACATTGTGACAAGCTTTGACAGCTCATCAAGCGATTGAATGTTTGACAAATTCAAATTGCCGCCAGTGCCTTGCGAGCGCCTTACAACACTGTCCGCGTAAGCAATTGCATTCGACTCATCGCCTTCTGCGACATTCTTAACTTTCCCGGCCATCGCTTTTTCGTAAGCACCAAGCCATGTCGGCATTGACACCGAATACACATCCAGGAACAACATTGGCGCAAACCCAGCTTTTTGCGCGCTCTTTCCTAATGACCCCGATATGTCAAATTCAATTTTGTTTTGAACTTCATTTAGCTCGCGCGTTGCAACTCTTGCTCGGTTGCGCATAAACAAGCTTTTTGCAAACACTTGCCGAGCGTTGTCGTACATTGAGTAGCCAGGGACTCTAAGCGACAATAAATGCGACCCAGGCTTACTTCCGCTTAAGTACCATTGAATTAAGCCTCTTGTCATATACGTCGGGCCAAGAACCGAAATTGACTGCAACAGACCAAGCGGCGTAGACAAAATGCTTTTAAGGTTTAACGCCATAATGGCGTTTGCTGCTTTCATGCGAACACTGCGCGCAAATTGCCCCGCTGGCGTAATTGGCGCGGCTCGCCCTTGCGCAACCGTAATGACAGTCCTTCGCATTTCTCGCAGTCCAGACTCACCAATTGCATCTTTAATTGCGTCGCTTACAGCTGAGTCGGTCAAAATATTGTCTGCGTTAACAACCGCCTGCCTGAAAGCAAGGTCATGCGTAACTTGTTCAAAATGGTCCATCAGCACATCTAGGCCCAATCTGATTGGGCGCCCGCCAGAACCTTTGCGCGCAATCGTGTGATTATGCGCAGTCATTGCCGAGCCCGGATAGCCGCCTACAAGAGCGTTTTCAATATTCATCTCGCCTTCGCGAGCAACTTGCTCACTGGCATGGGGGTTGTACTTTAAGGGGTAATACCCGCCTTTAATTACTTTGCCGTTTGAAGTAAATGGCAACGCTTTAACTTTAGGGGGAGCAAGACCGCTTTCTTGCTTCTCAAGATTTTTAATTCCGATCGTGACCAAATTTCCATTGTCGTCATAAACGTCTTCCCAAAACGAATCGACTAAATCAAAAATCTCTTGAACTACTTGTCTGTCTTTTGCCGACAGCATGTCTAACACCGCTTGCAAAGCGCTGTCGCCCCACTCGCTTTTGCCTATGGCATTGCCGTTGCTGTCTCTTGGCGTAAACAAATCTTTGAGCTGCTTATCGTCCAACAACGCTTGGCGTGAGCTTTCATTTCCCGAGTTAAGCGCAATTGCTAAGCGCTCTTCATGAGTTAACGTTACGTTAGAATTTATACCCGGCACTTTTTTCGCAGAGCCAAACGCTAAATTCGACGAATACCAAGATGAACCGGCAGACCTCATGCGGCGCCGTTCGTCCAGGTTGTAAGCGCTAAAAATTTTGTCTACACCCTGAACAATTTTTCTACTCAACTCGGCTTTAACGTCTTCGCCATCTTGCAGCGGCCTGAATAACGCTTGCCACAGCGGACCCATGTCTTGGAAATTTTCTAATTGACGAACAAGGCTTTCTAGCTTGCGATGCGACGCTTGGAACCATCTCTTTTTGGCGCTCTCTGACTCTTCTTTTGCGGTTAGTATTCTCCCGTCTTTAATCTTTCTGCGCGGCTTTGCGTTTGTTGCGTTTCGTATATGCTGCGCTAATTGCATATTTCGCAACATACGTTGCGCTTTGCTTGCCTCCGCATTGCGACGACCTAAATTCTCAAGCATCTTTGTAAGCGCTTTTAACGCCGCAAATTCGCTGGTCGTCATTTCCGACCAATGTTTAAGCATAAACGCTTTGGGCTGAACTCCGTTTTCGTCAAAATCGCCAATACTTATTAGTTCGCCTGGGACGCTTAGCGCTTCACCTTGCGCCTGCTTTGCATCGATCCAACTCATAACGCCTGTAGCTAACGCTCGCATTTCTGGCGTAATTTGACCTGCTGCCTGCCATTGCTTTGGCGACTCTTTTAACCCAAATATATTGAGCAGCGTCTTAATCTGGCCAATGTATTCAGGCGCAATCTTTTTTGGATCGATTTTCTGCGTCTGTAACTTGCGCAATTGTTTTCGCGTTTTATTAGCTTCGTCGCGCAATTTGAGAGTTTTGCGGAATAACTGATGATTGAGCAAATGCTTTTGTTTGCTTTCATATGCGCCTAAAAGGTCACCGGCAGCAGCACGTCTTTCTGCTTCCTGCGCATGGCGAACAGATGCAGCCTCGTACTTAAGCGGCGATAACAATTCAGCAATTGGCGTGAAGCTGATAATTTCGTCAGCCATTACTCTGGCCAAATCTTGTGTAGTCTTAGGCTTGCCCAAAGACTCTGCTAGAGCGTTCAACTCAGACAAAATTACTTTTTGCCTTGCCCCGTGATACAAGTTTTCTTTGGCTAACCGTTCTCGTGTTCCGTCATTGGCCGGGTCACCCAGCTTTTGACGAACCCGTTGCGTAGCTTCGTTATCAATAATTTCTTGAGGCGGCGCCAAATCACGCATGGCAGCAATTAGACTTGCGCCATCTTGATATCCTAATGCCTCAGCCAGTACATCTGCGTTAACGCCGTCAATTGCGTAGACAGCGCGTCCTCTTGGGCCTCTTGGAATGTTGGCTAAATCTTGCGGCGTAAAGCCTGCTTCCACGAGCGCTTTTTTGCTAAGGCGCTGCCCCTGCAATCTTTGACGCATTTTTACTTGCTGAATTGGCGCGTCTGGCTCAGGCGCTAACGTCCCGCCCGTCAAAAACAACCACGCCTTATATTGCGGCATTGCCCAAAGCTCTGCGGCTACCTGCGCGCGCTCTGCTTCATACGCGGCTTGCCATTCAGCTTCTTTCTCGGCCTGCTCTAGCTCTGCATCAAGTAACAACAACCGCTGCCGGTCTAATTCTTCGGCCTCTTCTTGTACGGCCATAAATTTGGCCTGATTTTTTGGATCCATCATCGCCACTATTGTTGGCGACGCGTTTGCGTTCATGCCTGAGCTTTGACGCATAATTTGCAGCTCTTCATCAGTCGCCAACATCTTGTCAAAGACGTCGTTGATTTCAGGCGACAACGTCGTACCCAGTTTGCGCAATCTTGTGTATATGAACGTTAACCAACGTCTGAACATAGAAAACGCAGACCTGAGCGCTGCGCTTGGCGCCTTACCTTCCATAAGGTATTTCTCGAACGAGCGCGCGAGTAGCTCTTGTCGGTCTCTTGCGGCATCACGCTCTTCTTGCGTTTTTGCTCGGTCCGTGTAATCCATGTCGTAAGCGCTTTCTGCGCCTACCAGTTTTAGCATCGCCGCATAATTGTCTTTTATTCGTTGCGGCGCATTTTCTGCTAGCGCCATACGCTCAAGCAACTCAACAAATACATGCCCTGTTTCATGCAAGAACGTTGATTTGTCAGCGTTTTGAAACAAGAAAATAGTTGTTTTTTCCGGCTGAAATTCAGTAGCCCCAAGCGGGTCAGCTTCTACTGCTGTTGACGGTTCCGCTACTTCGGCAGGCTGATTAAGTATTGCGCTTTTTTTCTGGTCAGCAACCGGCTGTCCGTTTTCCTGCAGCATGGTGATGGCGTCTTCATCCCACACCACAAAATTGCGCGTGCCGTCGCCTGCTGCGCGGCTACCACCATCCCAATACTTAATGCCGGGAATGCCTAGCTGATTTAAGTTATGTGATGCTAGCTCCGCTGGGCTTTTTTGCACGCTGGTATGCGTCGCGTCAATTGCGTCATAAATGCTCGCAATTTCGTCGGCGTGCTCGGGGTGCAATTCCAGCGCCAGCGATCTTTTGAGCGGGTTAATTAGCCCCGTAATCTCCCTGAGCCGAAGCACGGCATCTTTTGCGCGTCTGCCTTGCGCCGCTAGCTCTTTGCCTGCATCCTCCGCAAATGCATCATAAATCGCCCGCCCGGTCACTTTTGCCGCGCCATAACTATCTCGGACAAGACCGAGCCGGGCATTCACTGTTGGATGTGCGCGAATCGCCTCCAGCACATTCTCCCGTTGCTCACTCAGCGGCGCGTCCCAATCCAGCATGTTTTCAACGGCGCCGTCTGCAATGTCGACCGTGTACAGATTGCCTGTTGGAGGCTTTACATCATCAAAATTTCTATAAGTATCTGGCGGGTCCCCCTCTTCGTTGAACAAAATCGCAGAATTGTCTGACAATCGATACAGTGTTGCCCCATATCCACCTGCCCCCGTCACGACATAAATCGTTTCGACCGCATCATCAAGCAGCTTGTCCAACTTATCGCTTGCAAACTTCAAACCGCTTGCGTAATACAACTGGTCTATTTGATAAGCCAATTGCTCCGGCTCGGCTTCTTGTGCGTTTGGGTCCGGCTGCCAACCGCGTTGTGCTAAGGTGCGCTGATAGTCTTCAGCTACCTCGCGATCTTCCGCAAAATAAAGTCCCCACCCAAACGCTTGGGCTCCTTCTCCGGTGCCTATTTTTTGCAACGAAAAGGCATCAACTGTATGTGGCGTTCCGTGGAATGCTTCCTGGTAAAGAAAACGCGGATCTTGCGGGTCAAACGCGCCGACATTGCCAACTGCGCTTTTCACCTGATTTGGTCTAAACGCCAGATAATGAGTGGCTCCGCGAGAGTCGGGCATGCCGCTAAATTCAGCAGTATGAATAATGCCGTCGTAGCCCATTCGCTCTAATGCCAAACGCACAACTTCGTTGCCAATAAAGTTGGCGTTTTCATCGACCAAAAACGGAATGCCAGTGTCTTCTGCTTGTTTTGCAAACATTACTGCGTCGTACAACCCGACGCCTTCCAGGCCTAAGCCAAATTCGTTTTCCATTGTTGTTCTAATGTTGGCTTCACGATCTGCGTTGTCAGCTAAATCAAAAGCAGCAGTTTCTAATTCTTGAATAAACTCTGCTAGCGTGCCCTCAATTTCAAAATCGCCTTGCTCAATTGCAATCTCTTTTGCAACAAACTCTCTAAATTCTTGCAGGTCTTCTGCATTCAAGAGCGACATTTCGTCTTCGTCAAATCTTTCGTTCAGACGCTCGTCTATCTCGCTTTCGTCAACACGGCCAATATCTGGAATAACATCAACCGTCAAAACAGCTTCGCTGTCCCTGCGCAAGTCCGCAGGGTTTTGCAAAGAAAAATACACGGGCGATATGTTGGGCGCGTCGCCGCCAACTTGCGTTGCGGCAAACGCTTCCCACCAATCAAATGGCACTTCATTTGGCTCTACAGTCAACTCCGGGTTGTCCGGGTCAATCTCAAAGCCCTCATTACTTTCTTCTCTAATTACAGGGTCGCGCTGAGCAGCAGGTATCAAACTGCCATCCGCGTTGCGTACTTTTGTGTCCAGCATCCATTGCCGAAACTTGGGCATGTCTTCCCAACCATAAATACGCTGCGCGTCAACTTCCAATTGCTCAGCGGCTTCATAAATCTTGGACTGGAGGTCTGGGCCTTCTTGGGTCGCGTAATAGCTGCTTACATCTTCAGTTGAATCAGACGCGTAAAACGCTTTACCAAAGAAATTCTCGACATTAGCTTGGCTGATATCGGCTCTATCGACATCTGGCCGCGTTGAGCCGTGGTACACCACTAAAGGCTCGCCGCTTTCGTCCACGACTTTGCTGTTGCCAAACCAAGCCTTAAACTCGCGCGTCTCGGTTTGAGCGGCTTGCCGCATTTCGCTTTGCGTCGCACTACCCGCAACATATTCTGCGACTGCGTTTTCGCGAGATACTGGAAAAGGAATTACATTCCGGCCTTTTTCAGACAGCAACGTTTCTGGCCAAACTTCGATGTAATCAAAGTCACCTTCGCGTTGTTCACTCCATCGAATAACATCGGTGCTCAAGCGTACGGGCATTGTCGTATAGCCCATATCTTTAAGCGCGCGCGCTCTGTGCCTTCCCTCGTGCCCAGTAACATTTGCTTGTTTGTCGCGGCCAACATCTATCGATAGAAACGGCACTTCAAATTTTTGCCCAGCAGCCAACATCTCTGCTACACGACTTGTTTTTTGAGCGTCTTCCCCAGGCGCAGCCATGGCAAGAAAATCATCAATAGCCATGCTAATGACTCGGTCCCTTGCTTTATGCGCAGGAAACGCCTCTACATCTTCTGGCTTGAAAAAATCTGTTGCGTCTAGCTGGTCGGGTTGTGCGGGCGTAGGAGATTGAAACAGCGTGCGAGTCAGCTCTGCGTCTGACCTGTATGGCTGCTCGGCGTTTTGATACTCCATGTAGACCACGTCAGGGCGCCCGTAAGAAAAACCCCCAAATGTTTTATAGTCCCAACCATCGGGCTTGTATTCTTCGCTCCAAGTATCGCGCCCTACTTCCACAAACCCAGATGCCGCGTAGAGGTACGGCAAAATTGTGTCGAACGCGTCTAGCTTGGTGCCGCCTTGATGTACTGCTAACGACAGGAAATATGGCACAACGCCTTTGTGTGGCGAGCCTTGCAGATTAAATACAGATACGATGTCGCCGTCTGGCTTAATTGCAAAACCAGCTTTGCCGTCATCAGTAACCCATAGCTGCATGTTTTCGTATGCAGACTCAGGATACACATACACTGCGGCGCCAAATTTGCTTTCTGCTTTACTTTGTTCAATTAGCTTAACGAATGTAGCGGCGTCTGTTTCGCCCACAGCAGGCGCCGAATAGCCAGCTTGCGTGTACGCACTAACTATGCGTCCGTTGGCTACCAGCCTGCCATTCTCGCCATCTCTGCTACGTCCTCCGGTGACGCCCCTAATTCGCCCGCTGCGCGCATCAATAAATCGTCTTCGTAAATTGAAGACGGCCTGTTCGCGTCTTGTAACTGGCGCAGGTGCTGTTCCTTCGATTGCTGCGTTTGCTTCAAGGATTGCTTTGCGCTCTTGATAGCTTTGCTTCGCTTCTTTTTCATTTATTGACCTACCTTCTTGCCACGTCCACTCTGGCATTAATCCGATTTTTTGCTCGGCAAAAATCGTATCTTCAGTTAATGCCGTGCGATTCGCCTCACCTGTTGGACCATAATTGACCCAACTGTTTTGGCCTCTTGTCTCTGTCGTAACAGCCCCTGCTGCTTCATCGCTGTACAAGCGAATATGCGCCTGCCAAGCGTTTTCCTCCCCACGCGCGCGGAACAGGCTGCCTTCTACGCCATGCCCAAACACGTCATGCACAATGCGGAACACGTCGTTAGCGCGCAAACGCTGGCCATTTATTTCGTAGTCAGTAAAAGCCAGTAACGGATTTTCCGCAATTTGGCTCTGAGGTATTAGTGCTGGCGCGCCTTCTTCGCTTGTGCCGTATCCAAAGTCCGTTGGGAAAAACCACAAATGCTTGTTGACGCTTAAATCTTCAAGCGCCTCTTTGACAGTTGGGTATGGATTTTCAAAGCCTTCGACTATTGGAGTGAAGGTGTATCCCAATTCTAGAATGTATTCATATTGAGCAAGCGTTTCGCGAATCATTGCGTTGTAAGACGCTTGCACAGCCGGGTCGTTTGGCGCGTGCTCCATGTCCTCGTACGCCTGCGCAATACGCTGCGCGCGCTCTATGTCTACCCGTGCATATTCTGCTTGATGGTCGTGTTCTATGCCTGCTTGACGGGCATAATCTGCTGCAGCTTCTCTAAGCCCCGGCACCGCGCCGGGGCTGCCTTGTTCTAGCCCTTTGAGCCGCGACCTGCCGTTTTGCCCAGTGAGCCGAACCGCCCCCTGCTTTGCCGATACAAGCGCGTCTGCCACGCCCTCTCGTCCAAATCGGTCGCTGTCGGGTCGTTCTCCCGCCGCCTCCGGTCCTGCACTATCTCGCTGGAAGAGGGTCCCTCTGATTTGGGGTCCAATTCCCACGGTATCCCCGTCTGCAGAAGATACATCTCCAAATCCGAACCCTTCGGCATGTTGTCTGGATCGAATATTGAGTCCAGCCAGTTCTCCATCGTAACTGGCAAGCCTAGACGGATCAGTCGCTGTATTTCTGGCGTCGTCGCTGGTTGCCCACTCTGGTGCCCGAAGTCCACCTGCCATCTCCAATATCTGAGAGCGCGCAGCATCTTTGCTAATGGCGCCGCGCTCGTATTGCGCCCACACCGCTTTTACGGCGGCTTTGTTTGCTTTGTTCTTAAAAGCAGGTATAAATATACTACGAATTGCCTCCCAAGTAATGCTTTGTATTTGCCTTGGAAGACGGTCAATGCCTGGGTCGGCAGCCGCTCTACGATACGCTTCTGCCAGTATTCCATATATGCCTTGCGAACCGGTTACGTTTGAACTCGGAGCGCCGCCGCCGCCAAAATTTTGCGCGACCTCAAGGTCTGACCCGCCAAGCGGCAACATCAGCGCAGCAGCCACGGCATGCGTGTCGATCGTGACTTCGCCAAAAGGGCTGTTTGGCGTCAGTATGTTGTTGTAAAAATTGCGGACCTTATGTTCGCCGCCAATAAACGCGCTAATGCCCTCAACACTGGGGTCTCGCACCGCAGATATAGCTTTGGCTATTTCTCGGAAAGTGCCCCACGTTGCGCGTGCTGGCGTACCGTCGTTGTTTGTTGCTAAATCGCCAAACGCGCCTTCTGGCGTGACAAGCCGATATGTTCTAGGGTTTTCTGCTTCATCATATGCGCGCAACCACATGGCGCGTTCGATGTCGCCGTTTTGGCCTTCTGGCAAATCTGAGTACGTTTTATCGCCTGCAAACAACTCTCTGTATTGCGCAAGCTTGAGGGCGTTGTTGCGCTCATCGCGCTCCCATTCAGCTTTCCTTTTAGCGCTTTTCTTGTCCCAATTTGCTGGCTTCTTTCTTGGCGCGTATTTAGCGTCAGCCCACGCCTTCATAGAATCTAACGGTGGCATGGCAACTGCGTTACCAGTTGTCAAATGCGTGTGAATATCTAACACGCGTTGCGCCAGCGTGACGTTCTTAAACCAATCCATTTGCGGACTCAGCGCTGCCAGCACTGCTGCGACACTGCGGTCCGGCACGCCGTAAATCTTTGCCCACTCTGTGGTTATGCGACGGGCGCCGTCGTACCACTGGTGACTGCGCTCAATTAGGTCTGGATATTGCTCCGCCACCAAATTGTGCAACCACATCAAATTGTCTTTGACGTGCTCTATATATTCTTCGATAACCTTCTCTGGCTTACGACTGCTTGTCTTAAATCCAGCATGTAACTTAAGCGCGCTTGCCATTTTCTTTAGCTGCTCAGGCGGCAACTGCAATACGTGCTCGACACCTATCGATAACGGCTGGCCGTCGTAAACGGCCTGCTCTGCCTGCCCAGCCGTCGCTTTGGCGCTAGGCACCCTGGTAGACATCTGGAACGGGTGCGTGCCGTCATCGCGCTTCCCGTCTGCTTCTGAGTCGGGCATGTCGTAGCGCTGATACAAAATGGGCGCAACGACTTCTATGTCTTGCTTAAGTCTTTTTGAAACCTCATCAAGAACTAAAGGGCTTAGTACCGCTAAATCTTGCGCGTCAATGCCTTGCCCTTCCAAATTAGCAAGTATGTCTGACACTACTTGATCTATGTCATATTCGTTCAGGGCAGGACTTAAGGTCGGTACTTCACGCTCAGCTCTAGACTCACCAGCCTCCGCGCTTTCTGACGCAGCTTCCACGCTTTCCTGCACAGCCTCTACGGCCTGCTCTACAGTTGGCGCCTGCGCGTCTATGCCTTGCTCTGTCAGCTGGTCACGCAATGTCTGCTCGTCTTGCCGCAATTCTTCAATGTACTGCTCAACGGCCGACACATCATCACCCGCGCGCATTGCAACTTGCCGCAATTCATTTGCGTCGTCAGGGTCAAATTCCAATGACACTAAGCATGATTCTAGGCTCATGAGTTAACGCGCTCCAAAAATGTTAGTACGACGTCCGTCAACACTTAGTCATCACCATTTTTGCTATTTGTCTCTTTCAAGCCGAGCCACGCGCTCAACCATATTTAGATTAAACTTTTGCGTGCTAGACAACATTTGGTCGAGCTTTTCCGACTGCTTCTGCCTTTCTGCGCGCGAATCAGCAAAATTGCGCTGCTGCTCGTTCAGCAGACGCTCGAATTTACTGTCAACTCGCTTAGTCCAATCATTGAATTGCTCAATATCCAGCTTTTTGTCGTCCATTTGGCTCACTTTTGCGTACAGCTCATTAAACTGATTTTCCTGCATAGATATCCAGCGCTTGGCAATCCACCACAACACGACAAAAGCGCCAGCTATAGCGCCGCCAGCTATCCACGTTGCAAGTTCTGGGTCTGTTGGCGGGCTCATAAATGCGCTGTTTCCTCAATTGAAGACTTGTTCGCTTGGCATTGGTGCAATCTCTGCACTTGGCTGAGCTTCGGTTTCAATCCCGCTTAGCTCAGTCATAACCGCATCAAGTTTTGCTATGACTTCACTTGCTTCAGCCATGCGCGCTTCTAGTTGTTGCAACTGAGCCATAATCAAATCAAGCTTTTCATTTGAGCCAACCGCCTCTGATGATTGAGGCGGCGGCTCGTTTTTTGGCACCGCTGCCGACTTGTCGATGCCAGGAAAATCTCGCCACCTAAGAGCCACGAACGCACCTCAATAACTGCTCTGCTGCATCCATGCGAGTGCGTATCGAATCAAACGCAATACCTGCTGGAATCAAGGCCGTCTCACCCGTCTCCATTGGCATAGAAATTTCTACATTGCGCCATTCTTGAGATTGGTTTAGCGGGTCTAATTCTTGCTCAACAGCTTGACGCGCCTCTATTGCAGCCGACTCTTCTTGCGCAACTTGCTCTGGCGTGCGAACCGTAAGGCCCAAGTCCTCAAAAAACTGCGCCACCGAAAAACCTCGGCCCTCTTTATCAGCAGCATCTTGCGCAACGCGATAGAACGCTTCGATAACAGACGCCAAAGTCGCTGCGCTCTGCTCCGTTTCTTTGCCAGTTGCTACAAGCTGCTCTGCTATAGCATCAGCGACTGCTACAGACTCCGGCGTTGGCTCGGACACATATTGAGCGGTAACTTCTTCAATGCGCTTTCTTACGGAATCAACTTGGAGCGCGACTTCGCTGGTGGTCGGCGCGCCCGGCTCTGCGCGCACGTTATTAACAACTGCCTCGGTAACGTCGCTGTCGCTTAGGACTTGAACCATTGTCGCAGCGTTAACTTCAACGTCTTGACCGGTCCTAAGCGCCTCGTCAAGCGCTTCAGGGGTAACTCCAACCGACTCAAAAAACTCGACTGGGTTAACACCCTGCGCGTCTAGCTCAATAGATAATGCTTGCGGCTCAATTAAAACAGGTTCAGCATTTTGGTTTAGAGTATTAAGAAAATCTTCAGCAGCGCTTGGCGAACGATTGTTTAAATCACCTTCTCTGAACGCTTCAATTGCTCGAACAACGCGCTCTCTAGCCAATTCAGCTTGTTTTTGCCTGCGAGCGTCAGTTGCCACGCTGAGTGCAGCTGGCCCAGCGGTCATGCTGGCGCTTGAAATAGAGCCCGCTAAAACCGCTTCTAACAAACGCTCGCTAATTGCGTCCCAAGTAATCTCGGCAAAGTTGCCGCCTTGTATATCCCGGATAATATGCGTAGCAGCTATTTTAATAGCTTCTTGGACCCCCTCAGTGCCACCTTCCATTAAGGCAGACACAAATTGTCCTTTAAACGCCTCTGCTAAAATTTGCCTGCCTGTTTTTGTTGACAGTTGCGACTTCAAAATTTGTCTAAGCGATTGAGACAACGCTCTAGAAACCGCTAAACCGCCAACTACCTCAGCGCCTGCCGCCAGCACACCAACGACAAGCGACGCTTTGTTAACTAAATCTCGATTGATTTTGTTGCCAGCAAGGTCTCTGTCTTGCAGGAATTCTCTTCTTGCCTCTCCCGATAATTGTTGAAACGACTCAACAGCCATTCCTATCCTGAAGCCGACTTTGCCACTAAATGCCGCAAACGCCGCCGCTTTTCCTGGACCCACAAGCGCGCCAATAGCCGCTGCAGGCCCAGCAGCAGCTGCCGCTCCTTTCCCACCTTCAATATACAAATTTGCCAAAACAGGCAATTGTTGAGCGCTGATTTGCGCGTATTTACCAACGGTCGTTCGCGGGACAGCCCCTCGCGATTGATTGATGTAATTCAGTCGCGCTTTTTCTTCTGAACTTAATTGCGCTGGTGAAAGCCCCAGCTCAAACAACGCCTCTTTTGAAGACAGCGTGTTTGCCTCAATTGACTCAACGCTGGTTGCAACAGCGAACGGAATATCGGCAATGTCCCTGCCAATACTAGTCAATAATCCTGGTCGCTCTACAACTCTCTCTAGGTCTGCAGGCTTTAGACTTTCTCGCGCGGCAAAAGCCTGGGCAAAAATACTTTCATATTCTGCTACTTCTTTTGTCAGGTCTGCGCTTATTGCGGCATTCGACGGGTTTTCTGCCATCCACCGACTTGCCAATGGCGCCGCCTGCAAATCTTCAGCGCGCTTGTTTATTGCGGCGTCAACTTCTAAAGCCTTTGTGGCTTCGGGGTAGCCTGTCGTATCAATACCTGTTTGTTCATACAGCTCACGCGCTTTAGCTGCTTGTTCAGGCGAAATCTGCGATTGCAATTCGTTTGCTACATACGGGATAGTTAAATCCGTATCAGCAATAACAGGGCCATCGGCGCCGGTTTCGACGCCATAAAACTCTGGCTCTATTTCGAGTGCTTCGGTGTCCGGCTCTTCGTCGGCTGCGTCTGCAAATCTATCAATGAGGATTCTGTACGAATTACCGGAATCCGTGTATGGCGTGGCAGGCTGGTTTTCTGCGGGCTGCAAAGTGGAGCCAAGCGGCGCCGCTGTCGAGCTTGACGACGCGCCTGATATCTTTTCTCTCTCTTCAAGAAAGCTTTGGTAAAGCGAACTCATGTCGTTTATTTACACCACTTGTTCTGATTCTACGGTGCAGACGTTTCTTTCTGAATGGTGTTTTTTAAGTTTTCTTCAGCTTCTCTTCGCCTTTGTTCAAACCTAGAGTTCTTGTTTTGAGTGTTGAGGTTATGTTTTTTCAAAAGCTCATAGTCAGCTTGCCTAAACTTTTTAAATTCTTCCATCCACTTATGATAGCTGGCTGGAGCATTGCTCTTGGTCCTCTCTACCTTTTCCCCGGCAGCAAACGCTTTTGCGGTCTTTTCGTCTACCTTCCAGATCGGAAAATTTTCCCATCCTTTCTGTTCCGCAATTTTTAATGCTTCGTCCTGCGATAACAACTTTCCGTTGTAGAACCCTGGCAATTCAATTATTCCTGCAGACTCTGTATCCCAGTTCCAATAAAACCTCATGCTGTTTATAGTTACGGGGTTACCTTCTTTGTCAGTTTTGGTTAGGCCGGATAACAACGCCCCCCTATGCAGGAGTGCTAGCCTTTCTTGTGCTTTAGTCCAACCCTCGGGAATTGGCGGAAAATCCGGTATAGCTCCTTGCTCCAAATATTTCCCTAAGTCAACTGCACTACCGTTATACTCCATATAAGCCGTTTCTACTTTTTCAACCTTTTCTAATTCTTGCTTTAGCTTGCGTTCGTTTTGAGCCCTTTGCGCTGCTTTTTGCGCTTCTGGCTCTGCACGCTGTCTAGCTTGTTCCTCGTCTACTTGTGTTTCTGTAGGCCCCCAATTAAATCCTGCAACTTTTGCGACCCTGCCAAAATAAGCAGCAAGTGCCGCATTTGCTCTAGGTAAGTCTGCGCTTCTTAACACCTCGTCTTGGCCAATCTTTTCTGCCATCCTTAACAGCACCTCGATCTTGTATAACTCTTGATCTGACAGGCTATCTGGATCGAAATTTTTAAGATTGGCTGGCAACGGCACCTTTTCTTGTTTGTACGCTTGCCTCGCTTGCGAGGCGACAGTCCTAATACCATTTACAGCTCTGTTTCTGTTTTCTGGCACTGCCATAAAAACTTTGGCTATATCTTCATCAACTTCAAGGGATTTACCACTTTTACCAAAGCTTTCAAGCTCTATGGTGGTCATACTGGATGCGGATTGTACTGTTGCCGGGAAACCAAAATATGACTGGGTCACTGCTTGCCCTTCAGGGATATTCGCCACTATAAAACCCATCAATTGCCCAACGGTCCAATCTGAGTTGGCGCCTAGTGCTTCTAGCCTATGAGCAAACTCTCTTATTGCATCCTCTTTCCTTGCAAGGTCTAAGACACCCATCTTGTCAGGCGATGTTGAATAATTAAAATTCAAACCACGTTTGTATATAGTTCTACGAACGTTTAGTGCGCCATCGTCTGCCAACCTCCGTATAGTCGCTACAAATTTTTCATGTTCTTTTTTAGACCCAAAAGCATACTCGCCCTTAGCCGCCAAAACTTTTGGAGCCCACTCCTTGTATGCTTGTGGCGTGAGTCGCCTTCTCAGATCCTCCAAATCTATTGACGCAAGATCTCGTTTATCCATGTTGTGCAATGATGCAATGAAGTCTTGCACCGCTGGCGTCTGGTCACTCACCGGCGTGCCGAGACGCGCTGAAACGCCTAAATCATAAGCGCTTAGAACGGCGTTGTTACCTTTCTTAGTTTTCCACCCCGGCCAATTTGGATATCTTTGCTGCAACTCTCTTGGCGTTGAACCTGCATAAGCTAAGTCTGTAATTTGTTTTTTGTCAGTCTTATCATTGGCTGCAACTGCGTCTGTTTGCTCTTTTGCTAACGCTTTCACACGCGCCAGAGTTGCATCAACCCAACTTTGACCTTTGTCTTTTGCCGAAGCCTTTATTCGCTTTATGGCACCGGCAACGCCAAATTCAGCAACTAAATTTTCTGCTGCAACAGCCGTGTCTCGCTTAAAATTCGCTTCCTTGATGGCTTTAGAAATAGCGTCATGCTGGTCGGCGTTTATTTCATCCTTGTATTGGTTGAAATAGCGCAATGCTTCTACGCCATTTGGGTCATCAACCAAAAGCTGATTAATCCGCTCTCGGTGAACGTTAGTTAAGCCGTCTCTTACTTCGTTTTGAAGCAAAGTTTGCGCTTGTGCGCGCACACTCTCAGGCAGCTCGCCTAAACTTCTAATGCCGTTGCTTTTGAAAAAGCTTGCGATTTTTTCGGCTTTGAACGCCTCTAAATCTTTTGGACTTCCAGTTTCAATAAACGTTTGTGATAATTCATCAGCGCGAGCACTTGCCGCTTCTGCCTGAAACTTTTTTCGAGCATCAATGACAGCCTCAGATACACGCTCATATTCTAGGCTGGTTCTCTTTAAGCCTACTGGCTCAAATTTACTGCGCGCCCTATCGTCCAGTCCGCTTAGAATCTCTTGATACGCAGAATCAATTTGTTCGTTAAGTTGTGGCTCGGCATTAACAAGCCCGAAGCCTTGTAGCGTGCGCCAGCCGGGTTTGGCCGTAACCGTCAGACCGGCGTCAAGCTCATTGCTGCCAGCATCGGGGTCACCCAGCGTGCCGTTGCGCATCTCACGCAATTTCTTTTGCAGCTCAGCGTCTGCCTTACGAGCATCTGCAGTAGCCTTTTCTTCTGCTTGCTGTTCGCCAAGCGCAATTAACTGGTCGCCAGCTCGCTGCATAGCAACGGCGCCCGCTGTGAACGGCTCCACGGGAATGCGGACGTTTGGGATACTGATGCCCCGCACTTGGCGAACATCGGCTCGTGTTGGAAGCCTTGCCACAGTTCAATTACCCTTAATTTAGGCCAAACGTTTTTTTGCCAAAGTCGCTTTTGAGCAAAGTTGTACCAGCCTTAAATATACCGCTCGTTAATCCGGCGCTAGACTTAGCCCTTGCTGCCGCATAATCAATATTTGCTTGGTCCCTAATCGCCTTAGCTTTTGTTGCTGCATTTGCCTCTTCAAGCCTCGCCGCAAACTCACCTTCTCTTGCGGTATTTTCCGAGATGAGCAACGCCGACCCTTCCCCGGGCGCACCGCCTGTTCCAGCTCTAAGCGCTGTTTGCAACGCAAGCAAGTCACTTGTTTCTCGCCGCTGTCTTCTGGCATTTAATGCACCAATTTCTTGTTCGCGTTGCGCGCGCTGCCTATCAAGCTCTTGCTGCTGCCTTGCAATTTTGTTTTCTTGCTTGGCCTGCATGGCAGAGCCAATAAGGTTTGAAGCAATGCCAATAGCTGTCATCAAACACATTAGTGATAACCCTCCGTCATCATGTAAAACGCACCCGTGCGCTCCATACCCCAGCGCTCATACAAACGGGCAACGCCACCGGGACTGCTTTCAAGACAAGTAAACGAAATACGCGCTATCTGACCGTTTCTGGTTTCTTCAATAAATTCCATGGCCGCATTAAACAATTTGTGCGCCGCCTTGATTGGAGCGCCATCTTGAACCCACCAAAACAACTCTTCGCAAAACAACACGTTCTTGTTCCACATCCACGGACCACAAGACACGCCAATTCCGCCTACCAGCTTTTTGTCTACCTCGGCCGCGATAACGGTGACCGCAGGAATGTTGAGCAATTCCCACATGGTCGACTCCAAAGACGAGCTGTCTACTTGTACGCCACCCATTACGCCGCTTTGCTCAAGAAACGCTCTGGCGCCACTGATGACGTCTTGCAAATCACGCTGGCTATTAAGGTCTGCTGTCCGAATAATCATGGCATTGCCGTTTCTATTTCTGGGACAATCGCGAGCACTGTTGCAGGCACCGGCTGGTTCCCAGTCAGGACTAAACGCAACTCTCTGTCGAAACCAGTTTCTAATCCGAGTCGCACTTCGCCTGTATAGAAAGCCACTGGGTCAGCATCTAAATTAGCTGCGTCACGCAAATCCAGCTCTGCCTCTTCGTTGACCAGTCCGTCCTCTTCTGTTTTCCACGTAAACGCGCCTTCTGCCGTCTCCATCACGGCCACAGTCAAATCTGCGATGTTCTTTAATCGCCCGACTGCACTACCCTGCGGACCGCCTCCATACGCAAGCTTTAGTGAGCGCCATGTACGCGTGTACGCCAGACCTATGTGAACTAGCCCTGCTGGCGAGTCCAACGCAATTTGTCCCGACGCCACCGTTTTTTCGGTTTGCGTCGCTCCATCCGCAAACACCTGCACCGTCTCGCCTTCGAGGTGAGCGAGGCCAGATACGACTGACACCTTTTCGCGCACTTGGCCATTTTTGACGTAGGTGCCGAATCCTGTCGTATTGACATTGACGTCATCCTCGTCAGTGAGCTGAAACGTGTTAGACGTAACGTTCGCTACCTTATAGGTGTTGCCATTTAACTCGGTCATACCAACAACGCGCACAATTCTGATAAGTGCGCCATTGCTCAAGCCGTGGCCAGTAATTGTGACCACGCCAGGATTCGCTTTGGTTACGCCCTCAATTGATAGCGGCAAATCCAACGTTACGCCACTGTCTACGCAAAACGCTTCTTCTTGCAGGTCTTCATCGCCGTTGAATAAACGCTCCAAGACTTCAACGTAGCGGACCGTCGACCCATCTATTGTCATCTTGACCGCGACCCAAACTTCGTAACGCTCAGTTGAATCCTTAAATTGTCCAGCGCCGTCTTGGCCTGGAATGCAAGCAACGCTTTCAATGACCGCGTTTTCCGTGTCAAACGTGCCCCCGTGAATATGCCGAGACCAGCCAATAACTTGTTGGTCTGGCTGATACGTAAGCGCCGCCGTTTGACCATCCTCACGCACGCACCAAACGACACTGTCAGGCTCTTGCTGATACGCCAGTTGCGTAACACCACTGCGCAACACACGGTCCTGCAATAACGTCAAGTCAAACGCGTCAAAGCCCTGCACGCCTGAGTCCTGCAAGACGTCTGCCAGCTCTAGTAATTTGCGCTTTTGCGCTTGCGCGTACAGCAGACGAGAACGCACCTCTACCGGCTGTATTCGAGCCACCCCTGTAGTGACCTCAAAGTCCGCCGCAATGTCCGTAGGCGTCAACACAGCGCCGTCTGAGCGCAACGTCCAGTTGCCACCTACAGTGCCAATCACCGGCTTTTTGCGTGATGCCATCCAGCGAATGGTATTTACCTGCAAAGCAGCAAACGTGTAAGCAATAGAGCTGTCTGCTTTTACCTCGCCGACGTCGTTTTCGTCTTGAAAATTCTCAATTTCGGCAGATTTGCTAAGCCAAAATGTCTGAGGGCTGTCAGAAGTTGCAGCAAAACCCAGTCGCTGCTGAATAAAGCCGACAACACTAGGCCAGCCAGTGTGGTCAGACCACTCGCCCAATCGCCAGCCAGTCACAGCGCCTGTGCCTGCATCCTTCCCCAGGATGTCTACAACGACAACAGTGGCACTGGTGTAATTAACAATTTGAACCCAAGTCCAATTGTCGGTCGAATACTCTATTCGCACTAATCGACCCACATCGTCAGTGCGAAACCCTTCGCCATCGTTAATCCCATCTGTTGCGCTAGCAGTCAGATTTACGCCGCGACCGGTTGCGGCAGCCAACTGTAGCGTCGTGCTGGTGCTGTTTTCAGTTTTCCAAGGGCCATCCTCAAATAGCACCTTCACCAGCGACCACGACGCATTTCCGTACCGCTCAAGCTTGTAGGGATGCACCGGACCAATGCACATGTACAGCACATCCGCGCTTTGCGCATAGCTAATATCAGGCAACTGCGCCTCTGACCACGGCGTGACCAGTTCAACTGGCGCGTTGTTGAGCAGCGACACATCGTCGACCGGAACGGTTTTATTCAGTGCAGTTTCAAATTCAACATGGAACGGTGAAGCTGCTGGCGTAAATTCAACGCAATGCCAACCGGTTTGTCGGTTTGCGTCTGATAGGTACTCACTGCCGCCCGCCGTTGACCCAACGCGCACCGTAACCGTGTCGCCAGGATCGCCAGCTATATAAAATTTCAAGACATGCAAAGTGCCGGTGTTGCTTGTCGTGACGCTTTGCCGCGCTTTTGCCTCATTCCCGGCGCCGCCGCCGTCTAAATTAAGCGCTTTTAGAGTAGAATTATGCGAAATAGCGCCTGTTCCCGCGCTACTATCAGTCCATCCGGTAATATTTGTGGCAAATGTGCCATTTGTAATTGTGGCGTTTGTTGCAGGCGCCGCAATTTGACCTTGGTTTCGATACCAGCGTATGCACTGCTCACCAAGCTCTATGACGTACGACTGCTCGGTCGAAAAAACAAAAGGGATTAGCCAGGGGCGCACGCTTGCGCTTTTGGCTGACGTGACATACCGAAATCCAGGCCGGTAAGTCCAGCCGCCTTGCGGCAGCGGCATGATGTTTTCGACAGTGGCGCCAGCATTGACGTACTTATCAAAGCTAACACGCGCCTCCATCCGCTTGCCAAACTCGCCAGCATTAAACGAGTCTTGTATAGGCGCGATTTGATTAGCCATTACGGCAGCTCAACCTCTCCGGGCTCGTAGTATTCTCTATCGCCGTATCTCACCGCGACCCAATCAGACTCTGGCAGCCCAAAATTGAAATCTTGCAAGCTGTCAGCGCTCTTGGCTGTCGGCAGGTCTTGCGTTAAAAATTCGTCATACAATGCTTGCGCGCCCGACCTTGATTGCGCCAGAGACGTGGCAAGACGAGAGGCAATGAATTTTGACAATGCCAGCCTAAAAGTAGGCCGCATTTTATTAGGGTCGCTAATCCGCGCGATATAACGGGCATACACGTCTGTCTCGTCCGAAACTACGGTGTCGCCCTCAATTTTGTAAGCAATGCGCCCTCGCCCGTTTGGGTGCCCATATAAATGCACAATCCGAATGTAGTCGGACGGCATTTGATAGGCGTAATCCCATTCAAACTCAGGCGCCTCAGACAAGCGTGCAAGCTTTTGTCGTTTTGTCGCAAAATTCCATTGGTGCATTTCCAATAAGGAATCCCGCAGCTCTTCGTATATGACCTCACACGCGTTGGCTTCTTTCGTGCCTTGAGACAACGATGTAATGCGCTTGCTGTGCTTGACCATTTGCAAAGCAGCGTTGCAAATACCGACTTCACTTGCCATGAACTAGCGCCCCCTGGGCTTGCCCTTGCCTTTACCCTTGCCCTTACCCTTACCTTTGCTTTTGTCGCCGTTATACGCCATGTGAGACCCCTCCTATGCCGCTTTAGGCGGCGGGTTAACGCGTTTTGCAGGTTTCTGAGGCGGCTTAAGGCCCGTCTCTGGCTCGCTTATTAGCTGGCCTGTGCTACGCCACTCGCTAATTTGGACCACGCCTGTATGCGTGGACGTGACATTCAGAACTTCGAAAACAGCTTTGTACCAAATACCAGCTGAAGGCTCTCGCACGCAAACATACAATTCATCGCCTGGACGCAAATAATTAGACGACAAAGAGTGAAAATAGTTGTCCCCCTCTACGTCAGCCATTGTGTGGTCCGTAACGGTGTACTGAAATATTGTGGAAAACTTCAACCTGTTTCGATATTCAATCAATTCAGGCTTTGCTTGTACCGGCATAAAACCTCCAAACGAAAAAAAAGCGGGGGCCGAAACCCCCGCCACATTAGGACTATTAGTCCCCGTCAGTTTCTGCGATGGCGGTGCCATCCGAAATATCGACGGTAGTCCCGTCATTTGACAACACAATGCACAGGTTCATGGTTGGCGTGTTCGTGTCAGACACGATCATGACGTCACGCACCTTGAGCATATCCACGGACTCGCCCGTGAAATAGCCTGCGGTATTTACCGTCGCGATCGCGTCAGCAGACGCGTAGTGCCAAAGCGTGAACCCATCACCGTAAGCCAAGGCCGACAGGCCAGAAGCTGCATATGCCATGTCTACCTACCTCCTTAGCTGGTTGCGATAGCAGTGGTGTCATTAAGGTTTGCCTCAATAACGCCAGTGTCATCAATCATGACCGCATTGCCGCTCATCATATGATTAACGAAATGCGACGCGCGGTCACCGTGCCATGAAATATCCGCCGCAACAGACTCATTTTCTGCTGCGTTACCCGCATGAGCACCGCTGGCATAGCCAACAGCCATCTTGTGGTAAGCGAAACATTTGGCAGTAGAAGTGCCGCGACCTGGAAGACCAGGATGCATGCACCATTTCACGCCCATCCATTCTCGGAACTTACGATGACCGGGGGCACCATCGTTGAATGGACGGCCAGCCTCATTGACATAGTCCTGGCTAGCAAACGACTCGACTGTCATCGCTTGAGCATAAGCACGAGGCGTGAGCACCGCGTAACGCATGCCGTCATTCGGAACAGAATTGGCGTCAAGCGCCTCAACCATCTGAATAAGCGAAGACTGAATAGCCGCGTAGGACGTGACAGTAAACGTGACCGTGCTTTGAGTCGTTGCGTCCATTACCGTAAAAATTTGGTCATCGACTTTGCGACCCAACGCATACGCGCCAGAGCGGGCATAAGCCATGCGTGCATCGATGTTGGTTTTAGCCTCATCGAGCAAATCGACCCAGTCACCTGCGTAAAAATCTTCCAGGGTACAACTAGGCTGAGTATGCACAGCGTTCATCGGGGTAATCTCGCCGTGACGAGATTTCGTGGTTGCGACTCCGGTGCCCAGCTTTTCAAAATAAGCGGTCGAACCAACAATACCGTCTTTTTCGTAGACAGTCGGTTTGATCATTCCGCCTTCGCGCTGGAACACCAAATGTACATCTGCCTCATAGTCAGCAATAAAGGCAGCGTCAATCGTGGTGGACATAGTAGGTTTGTCTCCAGTTGCCCAATTAACAAATGAAGTGCAAACCGCTAGCCGGGGTGGCCTCGCTCTGTGCTTACGGGGTGCCTCTTAATAGAGGGCCGCTTGTCACCTGCTCAGCGCCATCAGCGTTGCATAACGACTACTGTGTAAAAGCACAGGTCGTCTGGCGCGAATATATAGCGCGCTAACATGAAATGCAACAAAAGTCACGAGACACATAAAATGTTGCAGCAGAAGAAATCTGTCCTGCAACAAAAATCACCGCTTTCATTTGCCAGCCGATTTGCCCAAACTCCGCGCCAGCTCTACGAATCCGCCGATTCTTAGTAGGGAGAGGGATAGGGACAGGGATTGGGAGAGGGATAGGGACAGGTATACAAGTCAAGTGTCACATTTGAAACGAATCTATTTTGTGACGCCTCATGTGGTTGCCTCCGGCAGTTTGCCGCTAGGGACCTCGGGCAAATTTGCATTAGGTTCAAAGTTGGCTATGCCAGGGTCCGCAAATTTGCGTATGCTCATTTTTCCTCCCAAGCGATACTGTCTTCAGTGACGACTTTGCGGATGACCCCTTTCTTGACCATCCGGGCAAGCACATGACGATGTGCTCGTTCTCCGTTACGCGGGCCGCCACGGATTGTTGTAAAAAACCCCGACTGCCGAACATTCATGGCTACTTTGCCGGTCCGAATGCCTTCAAGCAGAGCTTGCTCAGCTTTACTTAATTTCACAGTGTCGCCCATTGAAATTTGCCTCTTTGCTAAATGCGTGCGCCCAGGCGCACAAAAAAAGCCGCCAGGGAGGCGGCTTAGGTGCTATTTCTGTGGCGTTCGCTACCCGCGAATAGACTTTGTGCCGTTTATTTGCTCGGACACGCGTCTGCGCTGCTCGCCATACTTTTTCGCCTCATCTCGATTGCCAGCCTGCTGAGCGTCGTACATCTTGCGAGTCAATTCAGCATGCGTTGCACGCAGGTCTTGGCCCTGCTCTGCCGACAAAAACTGGTGCACGGTTTTATTGTCCGACCCGCGCAGGCGCCCTAAATCAGCAGCTATACGGATAAACAAAGGGTTATTACCCAGCTGCGACCCGTCTTTAAGCACCAAATCTGTAATGCCGGGTACGCTTTGCACGGCTTGCTCTGCAGCCGCCATGTTTGCCTTGTAATCGCTGCCCCAATCTTTGCGCAATTGCTCTTCTGCTGCGTCAAGCCAAGCAGCGTCCTGCCTTTGTTGCTCCGCACTGGCAGCAGCGCTGACGCCAAAATATGCATCAACCACGGCTTTAAGCCCAGATTGATTGACGCCAGCAGCGTGCGCAGCCGACAACACGGGAGATAGCACTGATTGCATCGCTTCGCCTTGCCATTGCTCGTCTGTGTAGTCTGCTGGCTTCATAGCAGTCACGTCATAGCCTTCAACCGAATCGGGTACGCCCATCACTTTTCGGAAACGAGCCATGTCCTCTTCGGAGGCATCCTCTCCCGGCATCGCAACGCGCTTTGACAGCATTTGCTCTTTTTCAAGCAACGCATTTGCCGCCGCATCAATTGTGGAATACCTGTCAAAGAACGCTCGCGCTTTAGGGTCTTTGATGCCGTCTCGATAGCTTTCGGCAGCGTCTGTAATTTGTTGCGCATCTTGCGATGCTTCTGGCGCTTCATTTGCGCCTAATCCTGCGTCTCTGCCTTCGGCCGCCTCTGTCGAGCCCATTTCTGCTGCAACTTCGCTCATAACTCATCCTCCGTTTGGGTTGGTAAATCAGTAAGTGGCGCATAAAGCGCTGCTTTTAAGTCATGCGCGACCTCTTTTTTTCCGGCCCATCGCGCCAACTGATGAGGGTCTGATGGCGGCGGCTTAAATTCACCGAGTTGCTCTAACAGCCAAATCAGCGCTGCAGCCGAAGACGGGTGATCGCTAAAAAACGTGTGCCGCAAAGCTTGTGCAACGTCTTGGTCTGACAATTGTCGTGAATGAACGCCAATAGCCGTGCGTGCAAGGTCAGTGTCAGTGTCTATGCTCATATCAGCGACAACTGCTGGCTTTTGGCCGCCATACCAAGCTCAATTAATTCAGCGGCACGACCGCGAAACGAATCAGGATACTGCGCAAAACAATGCGACCCGGCGCCAGATGCTTTCGTCGCCAATTGCTTGGGCGGCAAGCGCCCATACGCCTGCCGGTATCCCTCGCGCAATGCAGCGCCCAACTCCCAATTCATGTGCTTATCATTATCGGGGTAGCCCATCTGAGCCATGAGGTCACGCAACAGAAAACTCACGCGCCTGTCGCTTCCATGTCTTCCATGCCTTGCATTGCGGTCATTGCTGGTGCAGCAGACCCGGCAGCACTAGCCAAACGCTCAGCCGTCTGCATGCCAGCCTCCATCGCTGCTTGCTGCTGCCTTTGCTGCTGCAACGCGTCCATTGCCGAATCGTCCAGCGTCAACTCTGGTGGGAAGTCGCCTGCCTCAGCAATAAATTTGCCAATTGCATCCCAGTTAAAGCGGTCCATAATTTCTGGCTTAACCTGCCCAATAGCCATCACTTTCTGGATGCTCTCAGACACGGTTGCCTCTTCGATTTGCCGCTTGGCCTTTTCGACGGGCGAAGCAAAACGGAAACTAACATCAGAACCCTGCAATGCTTCCGGTATTTCTTCTATAGGACCAAACCCGCCATTTTCTAGCATGATATTAAACGCGCTTTCCACCATTGGCCCGGTGTAGTCAGACTCAAGCCTGCCAAACACTGCGCCAATTTCACGCACAAATTCTTCACGACGCTGAATGACTTCGGTTGCCGTCATTTGCGGGCCTTGTACCGGCAAATTTAATACGTTGCGGTAGAACATTGCGAAGATTTGTTCGCGAGCCATGTTCTGCGCATCCAGCCCCCACGGGATATTTGCGTTGCTTTCCATTTGCTGGAACGGCCGCGACATACCTAAATTGCGAATAGCACGCGCGTCGTAATAGCTGACGCCACCCGGACGCA